TCCAGTGACGATGCAAACCAAAAATAATTATCCTTGCCCGTCAGCTGGAGAATTCCCCTGCCCCGGTAGGCGTACCCATGTCCTGACGCTTCATCGCCATTACCCATACGATTGGCGTAAACATAGTTAGCGATTTTTTCCGGGTTGCGTTCGTACTGCTTGGCATGATCCATCGTTTTAAAATACTTTGGAAAGATGCGCATCAAACCAGACGCTGAGTAGTTCAAGTTCTCGCTCAAGAAAACAAAGCCACCCGATTCATGAGCGCATTGGGCTAAGAATGCGGCGATGCGCTTGGGTGTGTTGATCTCGTAATCTTGCAGCAGCGATTTGCCGCCAAGCTCAGTTTGTGGACTGAACAGTACTTCGTACCACTTGTCCGCGTACTTGGTTTGGGGTACAAACTTTTTGAACTGGGCCAGTGTGATCATCGGTCGTACATCCTTTCAATCTGTATTTCCTTGCGCAGCTCTCGCATCTTTTTTACTTCATGAATTGCAGCTTGGGTTGCGTAGTACATGTCGTAGTACATGAACGCAAGAATAGGCATCACGATGAAGAACATCAGTATTACGGCCATGACTACCGTGATCAAAGCCCAAGGGACATCCTCTGAATCGCGCTTTTGGTTATTAGCCACATTAGACCCACTGCCCATGCTATTACGAACACGACTGCTCCAATCCATACCAGCCGACTCTTTAGTCGATTTATTGCTTGCTTTCGTTGCCATCGCAGCGTTTGTATCTTTCTGGTCTCTGCCGCTAATGCATCAGCCTGCTCATCTTGAATATCAGTCCACGCCTTCTCAAAACGCGCCCACACAGAGCCTAATTCCGGTGGCGTGTTATAGACCATCTGCTCCCTTACTTGTGATAGCATTTCGTTAAGTTTTGATTCTAACCGGATGCGCTCTAAGGCTCTGCGGCCCAGCGATAATTCTCCTCGATAGACTTCTTTCGCCTCGACGGAGCTTTGCACATACAGCTTAACGAGGGCTTCGTACTGATCAATAAAATTGCCAAGGTTCGACCAGATGTCATTTAGCACATCATCTGGCGTAGCCTTGGCAACTTCTTGTACACGTTTAACTTCTTCGTTGTACTGCTTCTTCTGCTCGGGTGTCGGATCGACTATTTTGTGGTACTGCTCTTTTAAGTCTTTCAGTACACCACTGACATCACCGCTGGTGCTCTTGATCTGTTTATAAAGATCAACACCTTTCTTGGCCAGTTCGATTGCGGTGGTACATGCCTTATAGGCAAGCGCAATACTAGCCGGGTCTAGCACTTTAGGTCACATGCAGCGTAACTTTAAGTTGCATAATCTCTTTGCGCAGTTCTTCGTTGCGCTCTTCGCAGCGGCGATTCTGCTCTTCGACTGCTGCCAATCGAGCGGCCATGCGATCGACCTCCTCGCGCAAGGTAGCGATAACGCTGGCCAGCGTATCGTCGGCAAGCTCTGCTCGGCTATCACTGCGATTGTCCGCCAGCACTTTGCGGTACATGCCGTAAGCACCTGCGCCAAGACCGGCGATACCGATAGCGATTTTAGTGATTAGGTCTTCCATTACTCAGCCGCTCCTGACTGAGTAGGCAGGTTGCCGATTACCTGTACGATAAACTGCGCTTCGTTTTGGTCTAGTTCGAATTTCATGCGTTGCCTTTCAATGCTGCGAGTTCTGCCTTCATCTCGTCGATCATGGCTTGCTGTTCTTGGATGGCTTTGATTAAAACTGGGGTTAGTTCTGTGTAACGAACACTCATGTACTCTGTATCGTCGCCACTGCGCTTTGTAATATCGATCACTTCATCAACCACCCCAACTAAGTCTTGAGCAATGACCCCCAACTTCTTTTGGGAATCTTCTGCATCGACATCTTTTAACCGATAAGAAACGCAGCGCATATTTGCAAGTTTTGTTAGCCCATCAACAATTGGCTCAATATCATATTTCAGGCGTTCATCAGAGAACGTCCCCCAAGAAGTTCCACCTGCGGCGAGATTGACACCGGCAGTTTCGGCAGATGAATATATGCGAAATGACCTTGACCCAGAGTCTTGCCCAATGTATGCAGCAGTGCCATCAAGCCATTGATAAATAGAGTAACCGCTTCCCCCTATACGAAACTGCGCCGTTGCTTCTGTTCTATTATTGCTATCTGAAACAGCTAATTTACTGCCGCCTGTGGTTGTCCCAATCAAAAAATCCCCATCGCTGGTGATACGGGCGCGTTCGGTTGGGCTTGCGCCGGGAGTGCCAGAGTAGGTAAAGGTCAGTGGATAGCCGCCAGACCACCATATTTGATTGCGGATGTCATTCGTATTGTATAAACCAATTTGCATCCCCATAGAAACGGTGGGTGACCCTGTTTGAGTACCAGACCCATTTATATCGGTTGAAATCATGACACCGGGTTCAGCCGCAGTAAATTGCACCCGTGTATTATTCGCACCTCCGATAGCAGAGGTTTGAGAAGGACTAAACGCGGTATTTAAAGTATTTACTGTAAGTCGGCTTACAGGCGAAGCCGTGCCAATACCGACGTTGCCACCGCTGGTAACCGTTATTAAATCGCTGCCATTTGAGTCAAGTTTCAGCTTGTCGCTGTCGCTGTTGTCGATGTACCAGAAATAATCTTGCACACCGGTAATGCCAACCCCAATCTTTGGGTCACCACCAGACGCACTAGACACAAAACTCATGATGCGAGCGTTTGATGTACCGTCAGTTCCTGTGTTTCTAACGAGAATATCTACGCTTGCAGATGGGGCTGATTTTTCAATGTTTAAAATGGTAGTTGGTGACTGCGTACCAATCCCCACGTTCTGCGAGCTATTCACACGCAACGCTTCCGTACCACCTGTACCAATAGCTACCGTATCCGCAGCAGGGAAGAATATGCCCGTGTTGCTGTCTGTGCCTTCATAGGACGGGTTGGACGCAGTACCATCTACGCCGCTGACTCCGTTTGTGCCGTCTAGTACGAGTGGCATGGTTATGCTCCTTGTTCCGGTCTTTGTGGCAGTACATAGCCTACCAACTGATTATTCTCATCAAACGATGGTGTTGAATTCGCTGGCAAATCTCTTAATGCCTGACGATATGTAGCCCATGCTTGCTTTTGCTCTGCCGTTAGTGGTGAGTCTGCAAACTGTGTCCAGTCACATTCACGCAAGTGAGCATTACGGATTCTTCTCAGTTCACATTCTGGTGTCATGTTAGCCTCCGCAATACTGGATAGTTGCGTTGCAATACGCTGTATGTTGGCTGGCAGTTCCACCGCTAGCAGAAACCCTGTATCGTGGCTGAATCGTAAGCGTTTGACTGGCTGTAGCACTTACATAAAAAGATGTTGTTATAGACATATTTCCGTCATTCGAGCCATCTGCCCAGTTATTCGGGTCGTCCCTACCAATTCTTCGCGTTGCAGTACCACCTAAGTTGGTATAAAAAGTATCGTATATATAAGAATTGGCGTGAAACGAGATACCATTAATGCAGACCAAATATGTTCCAGCAACATCAAAAGTAACCGTCAATGTGCCGGATGAATTCGACATTGTGACGTAGTTGCTATCGTCAGTCGTTCCTGTAGATGGGGCAGTAGTTGTCGTTCCAATTATGTCGGAGGGATTCCATGCAGTCCATTGATAAGAGGCTAACGTAGAAGCACGGTATGTCCATGTGCCATTAGCGTCAATTCTCGCAGACTCAACGCCGCCTTCGGTAAATGCAATGGTGTCCGCAGCAGGAAAGAAAATACCTGTGTTGGTATCACCTGATGTTGTAATACTCGGAGCCGCTGCTGTTCCTGCTTGTACCGTCGTAGGGCTAGTCACAAACGTCGCAGCACCACCTGATGTCAGCGTAATAACGTCTGTGCCGCCTACCTGAATAGCTGCGCTCCCATCGACATTGGCTTTGATCCCGGCGCTCAATTGGATTCTCCTTCATCTGGTGGCAATGGTTCGTTGCCTTCGCTGCACCAACGTAAAAATTCTGCGTAATCGCTATTAGCTTCATCCATTGGAATAAAAGCGTTGTCGGATAAGCGGTTGATAACTTGCGTTCCGAGTTTTGTATTAATTAGTTTGTACATGGCTATAACTCCGCTGTAGCTGCCCAAACAGCACCGGCATAAGAACTTGTGCTTTCGATATAAAACGCTTGTGTAGCAGAAGTGCCACCGCCACCAAAAGCTCTACCAGTAGCTTCCGCACCGGCATAGAAGTTTCCAAGTGCAGTCCATGTTGGCGTTGCTCTTTTTGTTACTTTATATGGAACACCCAATACACTTGAAGCTTGATTGTTGTAGGAAGTCGCGCCGCCTATCTCGTAGTATCGCTGACATAAAATCAACTCACGCCCATAATCTCTGCGCTCAAATGGTGTTGCTACTGAGCCAGCTTCTAGTTGGACGCCGGTGATGTAGAAGGTGGCGCCGTTGGTTCCGACTACGCTAGTTGCGCCTGTGGCGGAAACAAAGTTAGAGCCTGCCCATGCTCCGGCGGTTCCTGATTTTGTAGAGCCAACGCCTAGCCCAAAAACAAGCTCAATACCTTTACCGTTTGTAGAGTTCCATGTGCCTGTAGTATCCCCAGCAATAACTACTGTTTTCTGCTCCCAAGTATTTGCAGAAGAAATAACATAAGAAAAAGGGTAGCTTCTGGATGCATCAGAATTCCTAGCTGCACCGCCAAAAGTTCCGGTCAAAGAACTACGCACCCAAAACGATAGAGTGACGGTTTGCGCGCTTGCAGTCCCCCATGCTAAATCTGCAGTATTAAACCCTTCAATACTTTGAACTAAAAGAAATTCATCGGTAGAAGTTATTGAATAAGCAGATAAAGATGTGGCACCTAGATAGTTTGTATAGCCTGCTGGCGGGGTAACAGATCCAGCGTTTCGCTGAACGCTAAATCTTGAAGCGTTTGAGCCATAAGCAGCCCAACGATCAAGCGTATACGTCACAGCAGATGTGCTTGTAATCGTAACACTCGCCCCGTTATTCCGCTGATCGATCCGCATATCACCGTTAATGATGCGGTTACGGAAACCCAAGCTATTGACCGCTGAGATGTTGTTGCTGTTGACCGTCAACGAACTGCTAGATACAGCACCCGCCATCGTTACAGCCTGATTCGTACCTACCGTAATCGCAGTCGTACCTGCCCCTGTACCCGTTCTGATCTCTAAGATACCTGTAGCGTCTGCCGTAACCTGTACGCCAGTGGTCGCATTTCCCGCTTTGATTACCGATGCCATGATTTATCCTCTACACGACAGTCCATACTGAACCACTCGATACCGTTACCGTCACACCACTATCTACTGTGATCGTTCCAGCCGATAGCCCATTGTCCCCAGCCGCAATCGTATAGCTCGTCGATACAGTCGCCTTGTTCACGAAGATACCGTTATCTGCCCTCGGTACACTTGCCGATAATTCACCTGTACTCGGCTTGTATAACAACTTTGCGTTAGACGTATAGAGATTCTCAGCAGTCCCCGTAGTCGCAGCAGCAAAGACCGGATACAGGTTACTTGCCGTACTCGTGTCATTTGATAGTGCCGATCCACCAATCGACTTCCATGCAGGAGAGGAACCGCTATAACCCTCAAACTGATTCGTCGTGGTGTTATAACGCATCATCCCAGTAGCAGGACTTCCCGGCTGTTGACCAGTCGTACCCTTGCTGATTAACAGCGCACCTGTGGACGTAAAGGAGGAGTCTGAGGAAGCCGTTAGAACCGTAAACGCGCCTGTAGTGGCTGTAGATGCCCCTATCGTCGTGCCATTGATAGACCCACCAGCAATCGTCGCACTACTGATATTCGCGTTCGTATAGGTGACAGTCGTACCGCTAAGATTCGTAATCGTCAGGCTGTTAGCCGTGTTCCCTGACTGTAACTTGTCATTATTTAAATTCGTAAAGTTGGCATCTACCTCTGTGTGAGTTAGCGCACTACCTTTACCAGCCCGTGTGACGATAGTGGACATTACTCACCTCTTAGGCCAAAGTTACAGACAACGATCCAGTTGCAATCTTGAAAATATCACCAGTTTCAATCGTCTTAGATGTATCCAAAGCCGTGTGATACATCAAGTTTCCGCTAGTCGCAGCATCATGGATTCCAATCCATCCCACCGTACCCCATGAACCAGTAGCCTGTGGGAACTCAACCGCTGCATTATTCGTCGATGCACCGTTACTAGGCGCACCAAACGTCACAGAAGTACGAGCATACGAACCACCAGATACCTCAGTACCAGTATTCGCATCCGTCGGATCAGACGTATAAAGCCCCACATAGACCGACGTAGGG